TAAATCCGTAAAACTGTCTCATTAGCCGGTTAGTGAGATTATTTCTTTGCTTGCAGAGGGTTTTCCCTTTTATGTCCTTCTTCTAGGCGATTTTTCCTTCTTCCGCGGATTGCAGTTGCAATTGCAGTTGCACCCCCGCTCTTAATAATTTACACTTTCAGCCCATCGGTATAACTACCTGCGGAAAAACATGTCTACTGTAAAAGTGGAGCCTACAAAGGACCATAAAGTCCCGTATGACTTGTCTGAAGAAAAGACTAATACTCTGTTCGACGAGATAGCTGTCGCCGGAAATACCGCAGAGCTCCAAGTTGAAATGGGCGCACCCCTTGACTGCAATGAGGGAGATGCCGCACGCGAGAAGGCGCTACTACAAGCCGTCGCAAATTCCACCAAACCTATTAATTTAACTGAAACCAACACCGCTTTCGCTGCTGCGGCCTTCCTGCGTACCTATGGGCAACAATTGGCTGTGGATGCGGCAGAAGCACGGGCCGCCATTACTAATAAGCTAATGGAAATTGCAGACTGCGGCGACCCACGGTACGAGTTAAAAGCACTAGAGCTGTTGGGCAAGCACAGCGACATAGGTATATTCACGCAACGCAGTGAAATAACGGTCAACTACAAAGACCCGATAGACTTAGAAAATGCCATCAAAGCTAAGATTAAGAACTTACTCAATGCCTCAGTTATAGAGACAGTGCCGCTAGACGCAGCTCTTGGCAGACTAGACCAAGAAGAAACCCTACGTAAATTAGATGAAACACTAGGGATACTGGGGGAGGACGAGGATGAGTAAGGGCAAAGCAAAAAGTAGTAGTGTGTTTGATGGCATAGCCCTTTCAGACATCCCCAAGATACTGCCCATGCTAACGCAAGGGGAGCAAGAGAAACTGCTTGCTGAGCTAGAACACTTAGCTCGACTAAAGACTAAGACAAAAGCCCAAACGCGGTTCATAGATTTTGTTAACCAGATGTGGCCTACATTTATATCAGGGAGACACCATGCGATTATGGCTGAAGCGTTCGAGCGAGTTGCTTGTGGGGATTGTAAGCGCCTCATTATTAATATGCCTCCTCGTCACACTAAGTCTGAGTTTGCTAGTTATCTTTTACCTGCATGGTTTCTGGGAAAATTCCCGAATAAGAAAGTTATTCAAACGTCGCACACAGCAGAACTAGCTGTAGGCTTTGGCCGTAAGGTACGTAACTTAGTAGACCAAGAGAATTACCGAGAGGTGTTCCCCGAGCTCTCCTTACAAAGTGACTCTAAAGCAGCGGGAAGATGGAACACAAGTAAGGGTGGCGACTACTTTGCAATAGGTGTAGGCGGGGCAGTAACGGGTAAAGGTGCAGACCTGCTCATTATTGACGACCCGCACTCGGAACAAGAGGCAGCATTAGCTGAAATAAACCCAGAAGTCTACGATAAGACCTACGAGTGGTATACATCTGGTCCTCGGCAGCGTCTACAGCCCGGGGGAGCTATAGTTATAGTAATGACCCGGTGGTCCCTGCGGGATTTGACCGCAAAAGTTTTAAAATCGGCTGCGTTACGTGGCGGAGATGAGTGGGAAGTCATTGAATTTCCCGCCCTCATGCCTAGTGGCAACCCAGTATGGCCTGAGTTCTGGGAATTAAAGGAACTTGAGGCGCTTAGAGAGGAACTTCCTAACGGAAAGTGGATGGCGCAGTACCAACAGCAGCCAACTTCAGAAAACTCTGCTATAGTCAAGAGAGAATGGTGGCAGATTTGGGATGAACCCGAGCCTCCAGAGGTTAATTTCATAGTTCAGTCGTGGGATACGGCCTTCGAGAAGACAAACAGGTCAGATTACTCGGCATGTACTACGTGGGGAATCTTTTACCAGACCGGAGACGACGGAGTTGAGCGGGCAAACATAATATTGCTCAATGCGTTCCGAGAAAGGATGGAATTCCCACGATTAAAGCGGGCAGCGGTGGAACAAAACGAAGAATGGCAGCCAGATTCTCTAATTGTGGAGAAAAAAGCCTCGGGTTCCCCCTTAATTTACGAACTTAGAGCTATGGGTATACCGGTGCAAGAGTTTACCCCTACTAAAGGTAACGATAAGATAAGCCGACTAAATGCTGTATCGGATATGTTCGCATCGGGTATGGTTTGGGCCCCCAGCACACGCTGGGCGGAAGAAGTAATCGACGAAGTTGCTAGTTTTCCAGCAGGAGAGCACGATGACTACGTAGATTCCACAACTCAGGCTATGATGCGGTTCCGCAAGGGTGGGTTTATACGCTTGCCCTCGGATTTAGAGGAAGAACAGCAGTATTTTAAACATAAAAAGGGCGGTTATTACTAATGGCAATTGAGAAACAAATATACGACTTGCCGGAAGGCATCGAAGACATGGGTGAGATAGAAGCAATAACGGAAATAGACCTCATGGCGGAAGATGGGGTAGAAGTAGTCCTAGAAGATGGCAGTGTGGAGATTACCTTTGGTGAAAGTCTCGCAGAGGAAGAAGAATTAGCTGAGTTTGACGCTAATCTTGCTGAATATCTAGAGGATAGCGAGCTCGTTTCGATAGCAAGTGAACTTGTTGGGTATGTAGAGTCAGATATTAACTCCCGCAAGGAGTGGGCTAACACCTACGTCAAGGGTTTAGAGAGCATTGGCCTAAAATACGAGCAAAAGAACGAACCTTGGGAGAATGCTTGTGGGGTTTACAGCACAGTATTAGCCGAAGCCAACATAAGATTCCAAGCAGAGGCCATGAGCGAGACATTTCCCGCGTCTGGACCGGTGCAAACCAAGATTATAGGTGAGATTACCAAAGATAAGGAGGATGCAGCCCTCCGCGTTAAGACAGATATGAACTACGAGCTGACTGAGGTGATGACTGAGTACCGCCCAGAGCACGAAAGGATGCTATATAGCCTAGGATTGGCCGGTTCTGCCTTCAAAAAGGTCTATTATGACCCTAGTTTAGGCCGCCAAGTAGCCTTATATATACCCGCAGAAGACGTAATTGTCCCCTACGGAGCCTCTACAATAGAGCAGGCAGAGCGTGTAACGCACGTAATGCGTAAGACAAAACACGAGATGATGACCCTACAAGCGGCTGGCTTCTATAGAGATATAGACTTAGGAGACCCTGTAGCATATCACAGTGATATTGAGGAGCAGAAAGCAGAAGAAGGCGGCTATTCCCTCACTGACGATGACCGATACTGTGTATATGAGATAAACGCTAACCTTATTATAGACGGTGTAGATGTTGACGACACTGAGGATGGCTACCAGTTGGCTAAACCTTACGTGGTTACCATTGAGCGGGGCACTAACGACGTACTTGGCATTAGGCGGAATTGGGAAGAACTAGACCCATTGATGCTTAAGCGACAACATTTCGTCCACTATGTATACGTACCGGGGTTTGGATTCTATGGGCTTGGCCTTATTCACATTATTGGTGGCTACGCTAAAGCGGGCACTTCCCTTATTCGTCAGCTTGTTGATGCTGGCACCCTATCCAACTTACCGGGTGGTCTTAAATCTAGAGGACTACGAGTTAAGGGAGATGACACCCCTATTGGCCCGGGAGAGTTCAGAGATGTCGATGTGCCGTCAGGTTCGATCAGGGACAACATTCTACCCCTACCATATAAGGAGCCTAGTCAAACCCTACTGGCTTTGCTAGATAAGATTACTGATGAGGGTCGACGACTAGGCGCTATCTCGGATATGAACATATCTGACATGGGTGCTAACGCCCCTGTTGGAACCACTCTCGCCTTACTAGAGCGTACTCTTAAACCTATGGCTGCGGTGCAGTCTCGCGTCCACTACGCAATGAAGCAGGAGTTTAAACTACTACGTAAAATTATTGCGGAGTACGCCCCTATAGAATACGAGTATATCCCTGAACGTGGGGAAGCTAGGGCCAGACAGGCCGACTACGCACTGGTAGATGTCATCCCTGTCAGTGACCCTAATAGCAGTACGATGGCTCAGCGGGTCGTACAGTACCAGACAGTGCTACAGATGGCTCAAGCAGCTCCAGAGATATATGACCTGCCGCAGTTACATAGGCAGATGATTGAGGTGCTGGGCATTCAAAACGCAGACAAGCTGGTGCCAACATCAGAGGATATGGCTCCTACGGACCCAGTTAGTGAGAACATGAATGCGCTAACGGGTACTCCGATAAAAGCGTTTATATTCCAAGACCACAAGGCTCACATTGCCACTCACGAAGCATTCCTGCAAGACCCTCAGATCATGGCGTTTATTGGGCAGAATCCTGCGGCACAGCAAATTATGGGTGCCCTAACCGCGCATATAGCAGAGCATGTAGCGTTTCAATACCGCATAGAAATGGAAGCTACCTTGGGTGTTCCACTACCTGCACCAGATGCAGAACTGCCAGAGGAGCAAGCGATACAGTTGTCACAGCTCATGGCACAGGCAGGCCAGCAGTTAAGCCAGCAGAAACAAGCCACAGCCGCACAGCAGCAAGCGCAGCAGAAAGCGGAAGACCCGATCATCCAGATGCAACAGAAAGAGCTACAGCTTAAAGAGGGCGAGCTACAACGGAAGGCTGCTAAGGACGCAATGGACGGGGCGTTGGATCAAGAGCGATTAAACCTTGATGCACGTAAAGCCGACACCAATGCAACTTTAGAGGCTAACCGCATCGCTTCCCAGAACCAACAGTCGGAAGCTAACAACGATGTAGCTGAAGCTAAAGTTATGCTGGACATGGCAAAAGCTAAAACTGAAGCTAGGCGAACTGAGGCAGAAGCTCAGAGAAACATGGCCGAGGCCAATCGGGATAACCGCGAGGATAGATAATGGCTACTACCGTCTTTGACGTGCTTAATTTAAAAATAACGGAGCATAAACTCTCCGCAGAAGAATTCTTAACCTCGGGAGGTCCTAAAGACTTCGCTGGGTATAAGGAGACGTGTGGTGTAATTCGGGGTCTAAACATCGCACTTAGAGAACTAAATGACCTTTCGCGCAAATATATGGAAGATGATAATGACTGAGCAAGCAACAGTTACGGGGGTGGTAGCAACTGCCCAAGTTACAGAACAATTAGATATGTTTCAGGGCGAGAAAGAAACTGCACTGGAGGCCAAACGCAGGGCTAAAATTGAGCTTATGGGTAAACTAGAAGCAGAAGCAGAGGCTTCTATTCCGCGACCTGTGGGCTACCGAGTGTTGATTGCGCTGCCAAACGTGGATGAAACTTACGGCGAAAGTGGCTTGGTAAAATCAACCCAGACTGTCCGAGAGGAGTATATTCTGTCTACAATTGGGGCCGTCATAGAGCTAGGCGACCAAGCGTATTCTGATGCAGAGCGTTTCCCTAATGGTCCTTGGTGTAAAGTCGGGGACTACGTAATGTTTAGGGCTAACACTGGCACTCGTTTTAAAGTAGGAAACCAAGAATATAGACTAATGAACGACGACTCTATTGAAGCAGTCGTTGCTGATCCGCGTGCTGTTACGCGAGCTTAAGGAGTAAGGTATGGCTATGCAAGAAGTGGAGTATGAGTTTCCAGACGCAGATGATACAACTTCTGAGGTTGAGGTAACCGTAGAAGAAAAAGATAACAACGGCATAGAAGTAGAAGGTGCTGTTGGCAGAGAAGATATAAAGGCCCCCTCTAAAAAAGAAGAAGAAACTTTTGAAGTAGAGGTAGAAGACGATACGCCCGAAGCAGATAAAGGACGTAAACCTTCAAAGCCCCCGGAGGAAGTAACTAACGATGAGCTGGAAAACTACTCAGAGAAAGTTAAAAAGCGAATAAAGCATTTTAGTAAAGGCTACCATGACGAACGTAGGGCCAAAGAAACGGCAATGCGCCAGTCTGGGGAACTAGAGACGTATGCCCGAAACTTAATGGCCGAGAACCAGAAATTAAAAGGTTCTGCGGACCAAAGCCACAATGCGTTAATAAACTCGGCTAAGAAACAAGTGCAGGGTGAAATGGCCTTAGCACAGCGGGAGTACAAGGAAGCCTATGAAACTGGGGATTCCAACGCTATTGTAGAAGCCCAACAGGCGCTTAATGTAGCGCAGATAAGGCAGTCTAAGGTAGATGGGTTACAACCTAGGCGAATAGCAGCTTTACAACCTACGCCTAATACTGTACAACCACAAGTAAAGGCCCCAGAACCACAGCACCCCCGGGATGAGAAAGCAGAAGACTGGAGAGGTGAAAACACTTGGTTTGGTGAAGACGATGAAATGACAGCGTTTGCGCTAGGGTTACATAACAAACTTACGAAAGATGGAGAAGACCCACGATCTGACGGGTACTACGAGAAGATTAACACTCGTATGCGGCAAGTGTTCCCGGAAAATTTTGACGAGGGTATAGAAGACACACCAGAAACCAAGAAGAAAGCAAGTAATGTGGTTGCACCCGCTACGCGGAGCACAGCACCGAAGAAGGTGACACTTAACCAATCACAGGTAGCTATTGCAAGACGACTTGGAATCTCGCTGGAACAATACGCCAAACAGGCTGCTGTATTAATGAGGAACAAATAATGACTCAAAATAGAACTGATAGACAAAGTGAAACCCGAACAAAAACGGAACGTAAAGCAGCATGGGTACGGCCTGAAGCATTGCCAAACCCTATACCTGAAGAAGGCTATACGTACCGTTGGGTTAGAACTGCTATGATGGGTCAGGCCGACGCAGCTAATGTTTCTGCCAAAATGCGTGAAGGTTGGGAGCCAGTACGAGCTGATGCTCACCCTGAGATATTCTCCGATGCCGTGGACGACTCCCGGTTTAAAGATAATATTATCGTCAGTGGTCTGATGCTATGTAAGGCCCCCGAAGAGATGGTTGCGGAAAGAAGTGCTTACTATAACCAGCAAGCGGCTTCTCAAATGCAATCTGTTGATAACAGTCTTATGCGAAACAATGACCCTCGTATGCCCCTATTTAACGATAGGAAAACGAAGGTTACTTTCGGTAAAGGCTAACTAAATTTTAGGAGTTACACATGGCTTTTCCAACAGTCAACGCTCCCTTCGGCTTTGAGCCTATTAACCGTATAGACGGTATGCCATATGCAGGCGCGACTAGATTGATTCCGATCAACGCCGCTTACAATACAGCTATCTTCTACGGTGACTTAGTTGCAGTCGCGGGAAATGGTACGTTAGTAAAATTCACTGGCACTACTACGGGTTCTCCCTGCGGTGTCTTTATGGGTGTGGAGTACGTAAATTCATTGGGTCAGTTTACACCGGCTCAGTTTTACCCCGGCACCTCTGTAACAGAAGCGTTTGGTATCGTCGTTGACGATGCAGTAGCAGCATTTAAAGTCGCTGTAACTACCGCTGCTAGTGCTATGTCTTCGGCAGGTAGTGCTGCTGTAGGCTCTAACATGTCTGTTTTACCCGGCACAGGAAGCACCACTACAGGAAACTCTGGTGCGTCAGTATTAGCAGGGTCTGAAGCAAACACCGCAGGTCTACCTATGCGAGTTATCGCTACAGTAGACAACACAAAAACCGCTGCTGATTCTTTCGTAGAGTTGATCGTTAAGATCAATTTGCATCAGTATAACAACACAACTGGTGTATAGGAGACTAGCTAATGGCTATTTCAAGAGCACAACTCCTTAAGGAGTTACTACCGGGCTTAAACGCATTATTCGGACTAGAGTATGCGAAATATAACGACGAAGCTGCTGAGATTTTTGAATCTGAGTCTTCTGACCGCTCGTTTGAAGAAGAAGTAAAGTTGTCAGGTTTTAGTGCCGCACCTGTTAAGGGTGAGGGTTCTTCAATCGAGTATGACAACGCCCAAGAAGCGTGGACGGCTCGTTACACAAACGAGACTATCGCAATGGGTTTCTCTATTACTGAGGAAGCTATTGAGGATAACCTTTATGACTCACTTTCTGCTCGCTATACAAAGGCTCTTGCCCGCGCTATGGCTTACACTAAGCAAGTTAAAGGTGCCACAATCTTGAACAACGCATTCGCCGCGGGTACTACTTACGGTGATGGCGTGTCTTTATGTTCCACCGCTCACCCTCTTGTATCTGGCGGGGTTAACTCAAACCGTCCGGCTATTGGGGCTGACCTTAACGAGGCTTCACTAGAAGCGGCTGTTATTCAGATTGCGGGTTGGACTGATGAGCGTGGCTTGCTAATTGCTGCACAGCCTACGAAGTTAATTATCCCACCTGCCCTGCAATTCGTTGCTACGCGCATCTTGGAAACTAACCTTCGTGTTGGTACAGCAGATAACGACTTGAACGCCCTTAAGAACAACAGTGCTATTCCGGGTGGTTATTCAACTAACCATTACCTAACGGACACTAACGCTTGGTTCTTGATGACGGACATTCCTAACGGCCTGAAGCACTTTGTTCGTACTCCTATGCAAACAAGCATGGATGCAGACTTTGATACAGGTAACAGCCGTTATAAGGCTCGTGAGCGATACAGCTTCGGCGTATCTGACCCACTGGGTATCTTTGGTTCACCCGGCGCTTAATAGGCAAAAGGTGATTAGGATAGGGGGCTTCGGTCCCCTTTCTTTTTTGTGGAGAATACTATGAAAAATGTAAAGCATTATGAAAAAACCGGCAAGATATTTACCGGTAAGACCCACAAGCACCCAGACGGCACTCTAATGAGTGGAACTAAAATGGGTAAAAACGCCCGTACTTTATTACATTATGGCGCTCTTAGTGCTTCGGCTAAAAAGAACGCCCGTAGCCAGTGGTAAGTGTTGAGGGTAGGATATGACCGAAGGTGCTAGAATATGTACTTCATGCAATGTCGCTCTACCTCTAGCTAGATTTGAAACATTCAATGACGGTAAGTTCCGTGGGGTGTGTAGAGATTGCACATACGCGCAGAGAGCTCGCAAAATGTCAGCTTCTCCTGAAGCATTCCTTAAGACACTTATGGTGCAGTTGAAGTCTGCTAGGCGTAACGAAGACATAGCGTTTACATTAACCGCCGATGAAGTCTGTGAATTATGGGAGGTGCAAGGGGGTAAATGCGCCCTATCTGGCGTACTACTAACTTACCAGCGCGACGGTAAAAGCGGGGACGGAAAGAAAAAAGAGTTTAATGCTTCTCTAGACCGCATAAACCCCGGAGGACCCTACAGCCGAGAGAACGTACAGCTTGTAGCGGGCCGGGTAAACACTATGAAACACACGCTAGGAGAAGATATGTTTATCTGGTGGATAAAAAACATCCATGAGCATTTCTTGTCTAAAATGCGTATTTAGTTGCCCTAGTTTAAAGAATACGAGTAACATGTAGTTGGAGCTTACCCGACAAGGCGTTCCAATGCCCATAAGACGGCGCAGGCCCACTACGGTGGGTCTTTTTATAGGTATCGGTTGTACAATACACCGATAAGTGATATATACTTAATTAACTCCGGGACAAACCGGTTTATCTGACAGCTCCCGGCTGACGACATGCAGACAGATATACCTAAAACTAACTCGCATGTGAGGAACTACCGATGGGTAATACAACTTTCTCTGGCCCAGTTAAAGCGGGCACTATTTCCAATACTACCGGAACAACTCTCGGCGCAAACGTAAAGAATACGGGCCAAGTAACTATGGCTCAGACTTTTTCAACTGGAACTGCGCTTAACAATGGAGCTTCTGCTGCTAACACTACTACTGTAGTTATTCCGGCTAACTCTCAAATTATTGACATCGTACTAGATTGCCCTACAGCTATGGCGGGTGCTACAGCAGTGCTGAGCATTGGAGATAGCGTTGGCGGTAACACTACGTTTCTTAATACCTTTTCCATTACAGTTGCTTCCGGCGCAGGCCGAAAGTACCCCACCACTGAAGCTGGCGGTGCTCTTGCTTGGGCAGACACTGGGACTGCGGATAAACTATTGGTTTGGACTACGACTGGGGCCACTACTGCTGGTGAAATTAGAGCGACTGTTCTGTATCAACAAAACATTAATCTCGCCTAAATTGAGTCAGTAACTTAGCGGAGTAGTTTATGGTTGATACAGTTGCAACACAAATAATCCAAGATGGGGGTCGATCTGCGGTTGTAAAAACAACAGTAGTGATTGGCGCAGGGGCAGGGGGAAACCCCCCACCACCTCAAGAAGTCACATTGGTAGACGTGTCAGGCTTAGCTCCAGACGTAGCTACCGGGAGAGCTTGCACAGGTGCGACTCTTCAGAACGTAATCTTCGCTAATGTGGGTGTTGCCGTAGAGCTACAGTGGAAAGCGAATGCTAACGTTCTTATCTTTGATTTTCCTAGGAATTGGACTGAGCAGTACGATTTTAGTGCCTTTGGTATACCAAACAACGCGGGGGCTGGTAGGAATGGGGATATAGTAGCAGAGTCACAGGCTAATGCAGTAACCCCTCTAGTCGAAGGTGACACCTACACGTTTGTACTTACAGTTACTAAAACCTATGGCTAAACAAATAGATAAGAAAGCGATGGCTTGTAATAAGCCTAAACGAACCTCGGGCCACCCTAAGAAGTCTCATATAGTTAAGGCTTGTGAAGGTGGCAAAGAGAAAATCATTCGTTTTGGTGAGCAAGGCGCTAGTACTGCGGGTAAACCCAAGTCGGGAGAATCTGCTAAGATGAAGGCTAAGCGCAAGTCGTTTAAGTCTCGTCACGGCAAGAACATCGCTAAGGGTAAAATGAGCGCAGCCTACTGGGCTGATAAAGTTAAATGGTAGGAGAGTAACTATGTGGATTAAACCTTCATACGAAAATGTACGCCTTGGCTTTGAAATTACTATGTATTTTAAGACGCGGTAATGCCGAGTAAAAGCAAGGCGCAACATAAGTTAATGGCGGCAGTGGCAAATAATCCTAAGTTCGCCAAGAAAGCGGGTATCCCGCAAAGTGTAGGTAAAGATTTTACTAACGCGGATAAAGGAAAAACCTTTAAGGAGGGCGGTATGCCCAGCATGAAAAAAGATAAAAAAACTCTAAGAAATTTGAACGATGAGTCGTACCGTATCCGTAATAATACGGGTAGCAACGCGGCTGCCGAACGTCGTCGTGTAGACGGTGAACGAGCTTTTGAAAAACGCCAGATGAGTAAGATGAAGATGGGCGGTAAAGTTGAGTATAAGTCGGGCGGTATGGCGCAAGGATTCAATGCCCGACTAGACGATTCTATGGGTGCTAAGAACGGCAAGAAGTCTCAAAGCATGGCCTCTCGTCGTAATGAAAGCAAAGGAATGGAGAAGTCTAAGGGTAAAGGCGCGTACTCAGGCGATACTAAAATGATGGCTACCGGCGGTAAAGTACGCGGCGCAGGTATGGCTACTCAAGGCGTTCGCGCTTGTAAAATGCGATGATGAAATGTCGAGGCATGGGCAAGATGAAGCCCGTCGCGTTTAAGAAGGGCGGTACGGTCAAAGACGACTGTTACCGCAAAGTGAAGGCATCCTATAAAGTCTTCCCTTCTGCGTATGCCTCGGGTGCTATAGCAAAATGCCGAAAGAAGAAAGCCAGTGGCCGTTCGTAAGACTGAAAAGGGTAAATCCCTAAAACGCTGGTTTAAAGAGGACTGGAAAGACGTTCGCACAGGTAAAGACTGCGGGCGTAAGAAAGGGGAGAAACGGGGAACCCCGTACTGTAGGCCCACTAAAAAGGTCTCCAGTAAAACACCTAAGACCTCTGGTGAAATGACGGCAGCAGAAAAGAAGTCTCGTATAGCGCAGAAGAAACGCCTAGGGCAACCAGCAGGCAAACCTAGGCAAGTAGCATCGCTTAAAAGGAAGAAATAATGGCTACATCCGGTATTGCGACGTTTAACATGGACTTCACGGAAATTGCCGAGGAAGCGTGGGAACGTGCCGGTAGAGAAATGCGTTCCGGTTACGATTTTAGAACCGCCCGACGATCCATGAATTTGCTTACTATTGAGTGGCAGAACCGTGGCATAAACATGTGGACGATTGAAGAAGGGTTTATTAACCTCGTTAAAGGCCAATCGCAGTACCCGCTTCCTGTTGAGACTATAGACTTACTAGAGCAAGTAATTCGCACAGGGCAGGGCAGTCAGAACTTGCAGTCAGACTTAACTATATCGCGTATTAGTATGCCTACTTACGCGAGCATCCCTAACAAGTTAGCACAGGGCCGTCCTATACAAATCAATGTAGAGCGGTTAATTGCTCCAGTTATTAATCTTTGGCCCGTTCCCGATCAAGGTACTGCGGCTGCCCCCTTCTATGTGTTGAGATACTGGCGTATGCGCCGTATAGAAAATGCTGGGGATGGCGTTAACGAAGCGGATGTTAACTTTCGGTTCTTGCCTTGCCTAGTTGCAGGGCTTGCGTATTACATAGCTTCTAAAGACCCAGACTTAATGCCAAGGATTCCTATGCTACAGGCGGAGTATGAGCGTCAATTTGAGCTTGCGGCTGGGGAAGACAGAGAGAAAGCAACAATTCGACTGGTGCCTAGACTAAGTGGCTACTAGGAGTAGGGTATGAGTAATAGGTTTGCCTCAAGTAGAAATGCCCTTGCCATATGCGACGTATGTGGGTTTGAGTACCGGCTAAGGCAACTAAAGAATCTTGTAGTAAAGGGCATTGAAACGCAAGTTAAAGCGTGCCCTGAGTGTTGGAATCCCGGGCAACCTCAACTTATGTTGGGCACGTTTCCGGTAGATGACCCGCAAGCAATAAGGAACCCGCGACCGGATCAGAGTATAGTACCCGCAGGTAACTTTAGTAGTATTAATATTCAGTGGGGTTGGGACCCAGTAGGACTAAATGATCCATTTAACCTAACGCCCGACACTTTGGAAGGTATAGGTGCCGTAGGCCAAGTCACGGTAACTACTAGCTAGGAGATTAAAATGAAAAGTAAATCCAGATCAAACGTAAAGACCCCTAAGATAATTGAGTTCCCTAACGTGCCTACAGTGTACACAACGGACCTTAACGGCCTTGATGCACCACCTGCTAACTTAAAGACTACGGGTATAAAAGTACGGGGTACAGGC